TCCCTATGTCCCTGAAGTGTCTCTAGGGACAAGGACAAACCCGAGAATGTCCCTAAGAAATCGCTCAACCATGCGTGTTTGGGGCTATAGGGACAAACCCGAGAATGTCAGGGACAAAACGAGGGACAGAATATCTCCCTCTTCGAGGAGAGATATTTAGGAAAATGTCCCTGATGGTCCATGGGAACAGGAACAGGAACAGGGGGGCTTTGCTCTCGCCCCCTGTAACCCTGTAACCCTGTCCCCTAACATGGACGAAGCGCGAGAGTGTGGAGCTAAAAAGAAAAAGTAAAAAAAGAAATGGTAAAAAATATATGAAAGTAAAATTTTTCAAGTCGAACGTGGAATATTTCTTCGCCATAGAAAATGAAGTGAACCGTTTTCTTGAGTATTTGGAAGAACACGGCAAGGTATGGATCAATACCGAGGTACAGACCATCGGGGAGAATGTATTGATCTTTCTGTTTTATGAGGATGAATAAATGATCGAGTTCTTTTTGCCGATGGAAAAAATTCCGACGACGACACACCAACAGAAAAAAGTAAACGTGAGAAATGGCAAGCCGATTTTTTACGAGCCTGAGGAGCTGAAAAACGCACGAGCAAAATTTGAGAGTTTGCTTGCGCGTCACGTACCGCCGGACAAGCTAAAAGGGCCGATCCGGCTCACGGTCAAATGGTGCTTCCCAATGATTAAGGGAGTACGCACAGGCCAGTACAAGACGACGAAGCCAGATACAGACAACCTTCAAAAGTTGTTCAAGGATTGCATGACGAAGCTCGGATTTTGGAAAGACGACGCAGAAGTGGCAAGCGAGATCGCGGAGAAGTTTTGGTCCGAGGTCGTGGGGATCTATGTCAGAGTGGAGGAGTGGGACGATGAATTATATACATTTCTTTAGCGTCGAGATCCCGGAATGGATGGCCCAAAGTAACCAAGTAGCACAAACCGTCGGATTCAATACTGATCGGTATTGGTTATGGGTAACGGGGTCAATCGCGGAGATCTGCAAAAAATACAATGACAACGAGCTAGTCGTGAAGCAATTTGGGCTCTTGTTTGAATGGTTAGAGGCCCAAGCGGAAGGAGCGAAAGCATGAAGTGCAGGGAACAGCTACAACAGGAAATCAAACAAGCGGAATCACAGTTGAAACTTCTGGAGAAATCGGAAAAATCCAAAATGAGGCAACGCAACAACTTGAACAAGGAAATTCTGAAAATTCTACTGAAGAAACAGGAAACAGAGAAAATGCTGAAGGAGAAAAAGGAACTTCTACGGGATTTACAAAGTCTGGCAGTGGTATTTAAATAATTGAAATCAAATAAAATCGAATCAATTATAGGAGGTTAAGGGATGAAATATAAAGTCATTGAATATAATTCAGACGTGCGAGAAGAACAGACGGGCACTTGTGATTTATGTTTTGACACAGCCTTGGTAGAGAATGGCTCTATCACGGTTGAAGATGAAAATGGTAAGACTACCAATATCGAGCTCACTTGGTGGAGTTGGGGTGATTATTTCACGATTTACATTGACAACGTAGTTGATTTCTCTGCTTGGTTACAAGAGAGAGATGTAAAACCGATTGATGAAGCTAATGATTGGTCATGGTTGGATCGATTGGTAACAGAATACGATGAGGAGCAAGAAGATGAATAAACAAAAGTTGATAGAAAAAATTAACGCTATACCTTGGAACGAAGGTTTAGGCGTGGACACGCTCAAGATCAATCGGGCCGGATTGATACAACTAATTGAGCAATTCGATGAACCAAAAGAAAAAGTCGCGCTTCCCCGGCCGGTGGCGAACTGGATCTCTTGCGTGAGAGGACGAAACATGACTTTGCATTTTGCGTTAGAAAATGCACCCGAAGAAGTGAATTTGTGGTTTTGTGAAGATGAAAAAAATCGGCAAAATATTTTTGCTGACGTTTGGGTCAACGGATATCATATCGAGAGAGCGAAGCGGTATATTGTAAAAGTAAAAGGAGTAGAAGAAGGTTACGATCGCCTAAATTATCGCATAAGCGCAGATAAATGGTTTTTTAGCGGTGAAAGTGAACCGTTAGATTTTCGCACAAAACACACTCGCAAACAACTTGAAATAGGGGGCTTTGGTGAAGTGTTTAATAACCCTTTGTTTGAAGTTGAGGAGGTAGAATGATGGAAGAAAAGATTACTATGGCTACGTACAAGGAGTTAAGCCGTTTGATTAAGATTGAAATTGCAGTTGAAAATCTAATCGAGGACGGAATCCTTGACGAAGATGTATATAACCAGTATTTGAACGAAGCATAAATTTAGGAGGTAGAAGGATGAATGGATTGATAGAGATAGGCGATAAAGTTGTATTATACGGTTTTTTCGACGGTTTTGCTCACAAGACCGACGGGACGACAAATGGGCTCGTGACTTTGAAAACAGGAGAAAGGGTTGAAATACCGCTCGAGGACATTATGAAAAAAGATCAGATTATCACGAAAAAGGATATCATTTCACGAATGAAGCAATTATTCCCGCTTAGTCGTAACGAGTGGATCAATGAAATTTTGCATGAGTTTGGCGATGAGTTTGGCTTGTGGAAATACAATGCGGGGTATGAACAAGGCAAGCTAGAGGGCGAATGGGTCGGTCAGCAGTTGAAAGACGCTGACAAAATTCGTCAAGAGTTGAATAAACCAATAGTGCCGCAATTTGTGGCGGATTGGATTAAGTATTGTAAAAATACAGGCGTAACCTTGGTTCGAGCTTTAATGGTTGAAGAAATCGATCTGTACAATTATGCAAACCAAAAAGACTCCGAAAAACTAAAAGCGTTTTTAAGAGTCAAAGAAAATCAAGAAACTTTTGCCCGCGCTTGGCTTGAAGGCTACGAGGTCGAGAAAGAAAGGCGGTATCTGGTTAAGATGAAGGATCTTGAAACTGGTTTTAATTTTTTGAATTATTGCAATGGAGAAGATCGCTGGATTTTTTCATCCAAAGATAACACCATTGACTTTCGATCGCTTCACACCCGCAAAGAGTTGGAAGAAGCTGGTTTTGGTGAGGTGTTTAACAGTCCACTGTTTGAAGTTGAGGAGGTGGAGTGATGAGGTTACTAGATATTATCTTCTTTATCCTTTGTGTCTCTTGGTTGGCTAGCTTTACGTTGGATAAGATCGCATCCTATCCTAAAAGGATTTCAGAAATAAGGCGAGCTTAACAAAATATAAGATATGTGAAAGTGAGGGTGAAAAATGGCTACTGCAAAAAGAACATCAGACATAACTGTGGCACTTTATGAATGGAATAAATTGACAACCAGAGATATCTATGAAGACGATAAAGAAATATTTGGGGATGGATTTGATTCTGTTTGGGATGGTAAAACTCCAGAAATTGACGAGGAAGTTCTTGTATACAATCCAAAGACCCAAGAGATAACCACTGACATCTGGATTGATTTTGGGAACGGTGTTGGATTTGAAAACACTTATGAAGATACAGTATTCTGGATGAGTTATCCAAAACCACCAAAGGAGGAAGATGAACAATGAAAGATTTAATGTTTTGGGGGATGTTCATTGCTTGTTTGCTGATTTCAGCTATGACATTCTACATTATGTATTCTCAAGCGATGGTCAATAGAGATTTGGAAAGAAAATACTATGACTTAAAACAAGAACTTTTAAGAGTTTTTGGTTGGGATAATTATGATTGGGCAAATAATTTCAGTGATTACGCTCGTAAAGTTGAAGAACTTATAAAGTTTAAAAAAGAAATTGAACAACTTGAAATTATTAAAAAAGCATTAGAAGTCAAAAGTTTGGAAGAGTTGCAGAAGAAGAAAGAACAAATTGAAAATGTAATTAAAACGCTAGAAAAATGAGGAGGTGGAAGGATGAAATTTGCAAAGTATACACACAAGTCCTTTGATGGTGTGAAAACCATAAGAGGATGGGTTTTGGTGAACAATTATGGAGAAAAGGAATTTGTTTATTACAACGGAACAGAATTATGTGTTCACCCTGCTAGCGATTGGGAGGGTGAGTTAGAGGAGGTGGAAGATGATTCCAAATTTTAGAGCGTGGAATAAACTTGCGTCAAGAATGTATATCGTTAATGGGTTACATTTTGATAGAGGGATGGTTCAATATGCGAATAACGATAATGCAATAAGATTTATCAAACTTGAAAATATTATCCTCATGCAATCAACAGGGTTGCATGACAAGAACGGAAAAGAAGTCTTTGTCGGAGATATTATAAAATGTACCAGAGGATGCCCTCATGAAGTATATCTAGAAAAAGAATATGGTGGCACTTATGTAGGAGGTATGCCAGCTATTTATCTAAAAGGTATAAGAGAGGGTTATGCTTGGACTGGGGCTGAGGAAATCATCGGCAACATTTACGAAAATCCGGAATTGTTGGAGGTGACAGAATGACAGTAGAACAATTTCTTAAGACTTTATCAGACCTAATGTGGTCTTGCTTTTGGGTGATAGTGATATTTTTAGGAAGTAAAAGCAACAAAGGATAGGAGGTAACAGAATGAAACGACCAGACAGATACCCATATACTAAGAGTCAGTGGGAAGAGACAACGACGGCTGTTTATTCGTATAGCAATGAAGAATATATAATGCTTAGATGTCTTGAAAATAAATTTACAGGAGAAAGAGTAGAGGTGAAATAGATGGATCTACAAAATATTGCCTTCCTCGGCTTCGTCGGTGGTTGTTTCGGTGGTCTTGCGTGGGCGTTGGTCGCTGCATTCATAGGGAGGAAAGAAAAATGAAACAGTATTTACTCGGGATCTTGAATATTGCGGTCCTTGTCATTGTGCTCGTCGTTTGTTGTGTCAATATGAACGCTCGAATTGTGACACTAGAAGAGCGAACAAAAGAAATGCAACTCAAGATCGAAGAGCATGACCGCTCAATCGAAAAAAGCAATGAGCGGGACAAAATGCAAGATACTATAATAAATAAGCTAAACGCCGAATATAATTCGAAGGTGGCCGAAGAGTTGCAAGAGGCTGCTGACCGTAATGGCGTGGGGGGATAATTTTTGAAAGTTTATATCGTGAGAAAGTATGACAAGCTGACGCGCTGGGATTGCAATCATTTGACCGGATTCAAAGAGTACGAATTCGAGACGAAGGCCGAAGCGATGAAATTCCGGAATAGCCACAAAAGAGGCGTCTTTGACGTTTACGAAAAAGAAAAGTAAGCCCAAGGGCTAGAAAGGAGGGGAGCTTGCGAATTGAAACAAGATATGGATATCTAATCG